GTTGGGCCCATGGTGGGGCAGATTCTTTGGCGAGATGTCTTGGTGTTAATCTAGAGAATTGTTTCTTACCGGAAATGGTCGAAGGTGATGCTAAGAACTTTGATCAATCTGTTCATGAGATATGGGTGAATCTTTATTGGTCTACTATGGCCAATTTTGTGGATCCAGCATCAGATGATTTTGATGCGTTCGAACGAATTGTAAAGTTTCTATTGAAGAATATGATAATGCGATTGACACAGTTGTTCGGTACGATTTGGGGTGCAGTTAAAGGAGGTGTTCCTAGTGGAGCATATAATACATCCCATATGGATTCATGGATTATGGCTATGTACTTCATGTTGTTTGGAATATTTCAGATCCATAATGCTCCGGAAGAAGATCGCGAGCGTTTAGAATTAGAGTTGCTTACGATAATCGCAATAATAGTTTATGGGGATGACCACTTATGGAGGAAAGGAAGTGATATTGGTTCAATATACTTCTCCGGGGTGGCATTTGCTGATTTTATGTTGAAACATTTTGCGGTATAAGTTCGTGATTTGAAAGACGGGATATCTTTTTGCTCAAAGTCCTCTCATGGATGGTTAACTGAGTGGGGAGCCACTTTTTTAAAGCACCAGTTTGTTTTGAATCATAATCGTTCCCCTGGGCAGCTTACGTTTCTTCCTTATCGAGAGTCTCGAGAGTATTTGGTTCGTGCTGTTTGGGGGAGAATAACGAAGAAGAGAGATGTTATAGATACAATGTTATCCATTTTAGGTCACGCTTATGGTACTTATGCTTCGAACCGAGATGCTTATGATCGATTATTATTGTTTTATTCAGAGCTATCTTCGCAAATAGATCTTTCAAATTTGCAGGAGGAACTGCGTAGTCGAATTACATTAGATGATCTTAAGAGGTTGCGACAAATGGGGCTTACGGCTGATGAATTGGTCTCAGGGTTTCCTACATGGGAGAAGTTGGTGGAAAAGAACATTTGGGATGAAGTTTATCAGGATATAACAGCTCGAAGAATTGATGAGGAGTATGACTTTGGAGGAGATGATTTTGATTTTGATTAATTATCATAACGGCGAATGC